TATGCTTATGTTAAGATAAAAGATAGTGATTGGAGGTTGATGCATAGAGTGGTATGGGAGCAACATAATGGGTCAATCCCTCCTGGTCATGTTGTGAGGTTTAAAGATGGCAACACAATGCATTGGGATATTAATAACCTTGAAATGATTGACATGCGTAATAACATGGATAGGAATACCATACAAAGATTTCCTGTTGAGATACAGGAAGTAATTAAATTAAATAGTAAACTTAAAAAGAAAATCAATGGCACGAAACAAAATCAATGATCTTAGAGATCACTTATTCTCAGCATTAGAGAGATTGGATAATGATGAGCTCACAACAGAGGAACTTAATAAAGAAATTGAAAAGGCACAGGCAGTGGCTCAAATAGGCTCTGTTATCATTCAGAGTGCAAAGATTGAGATTGATTATCTCAAGGCCACAGGAATGATTGAGTCAAGCTCTGAGCTATTCAAAGGTATTAACGAACAAAAGAGGTTATAATGAAAACAGGAGTAGAATGGTTGGTAGAAGAGATATGTACAGATATTGAAATGTACGATGATTATGGAAATGTAACTCATATTGAGTTTTATAATGCTTTTAAAAGTTGCACAGATTTATCTGAATATATTAAAAAAGCCAAACAAATAGAGAAAAAGAACCTTTACAATTTTTATATGCAAGGAGGAGTTGATGCAATTACTGAAGCAGATAGAAATGTAGAACAATACTACAACGAAACCTTTAAATCAGAATAGAATGAAAGCATTAACACCAAAACAAAAGAAAAAAGTGCAGCAAGTTTGTATTGCATTGGATGCCTTAATTTATGTAACTAAATTTAATTGATATGAAAAAACAAAACTTAGAAATGCTACAGCTACTTGAAAGTATAGAGGTAATGCTGCAAAATGGTAACTCAATACACCCAGACTCAGTCATTAGAGGAGCTATTCGCATAGCAATAGGAATGGATAAGTATGGAATGCCAGATGGATTAGACACTCCAGAGAAACATGAGCAGTATTTGAAGGATATAGGGTTAATTAATAAATCAGAATAACATGGCAGAGGAGGCTAAAATGGCACTACTATTATTCACAGTTGGAATTATAGCAATAGCAATAGGATTAATTTATAATTACTTTAACGAAAAATGACTGACATAATACAATACATTGAGGATAACAACCTCAAAGCACGACACAGATATAGACACTACACTTACAAGCGTTTTTATCTTTACAACCTACTTAGAGAGGAAGGACTTACACTGTATGAGATAGCAGCAATGTTTAACAGAGATCATGCAAGTGTGATACATGGACTTAAGACTCACCATGATCTAATCTCAATTAAGGATAAAATATACCTTGACTATATTGAGGAGCTAATGTTAATCTTTGAGAATTATAATGAAGATCATAACCTTGTTGATGATGTCATGAACTGTTTTTGTTTAAAACAATTACGAAAAATTAAATTCAGAATTAAGAATAATCTATACAAAGAATTAAATTTGTAGTCCATACTGTTTTGATTAATTATTTGTTTGACCCTTCTGGCACTGCTGGAAGGGTTTTTTTATAGGTGTAAACCACTGTAAACCCTACTGTAACGCATTTCAGTAGTTAATTCACTTAAATTCAGTATGTTAATGCCTATTTTAGTGTAAAGGTTTACAGTTTACACTGGTATCAATTATAATTTTTAAACTGAAAAAAAAATAAAATTTTTAATTTAGTGTAAAGTTTACACTTTTTTAGGTCATTTTCTTAGTGTTTATAAGGGATACAGAGCGAAAAAGGTTTACACTTTTACTGTAAACCCCTTTACAGTAGTTTACAGTTAATAAGTTTGTTAATAATGTTTATAAAGTATCTAATTATCTATTAAAAATATGTTTAATTTTGTTCAAGGGGTTGTCGGAGGCATCCACTTAAAAGGTTTTTTCTCGTTCCTTTCCCCCTATTTTTTTTAAACGAGATGTAAATAACGAGAATATGATTACAAAAGACTATTTAAAAAAATTAGCTGGCTTGGGTTATAGCATAATACCTTGTGATGCTACAAAAAAGCCTCAAGAGTTAAAATGGACTGAGCAACAATGTAAGACTGCAGATGATATTGATAAACTCAATGCACCTCTTTATGGTTGCAGAGCAGGTTTCAATGATATTGAATGTATTGATGTTGATCTCAAGGTGCTGCCATCTCTTCCAGATAGACAGAAATGGTGGGATGAGTATATATCATTCCTAAGAGATAATATCTCAGACTTTGATGAGAAGGTAGTCATTGCTAAAACAATGAAGGATGGCTATCATATCATCTATAAATGCACAGCTCATAGTGGTAATACTAAGATAGCCAAGCTTAAAGGAATGAAGGAGGCTATTATTGAATCAAGAGGCAAGGGTGGACAGTTTATCCTGTATGGTAACTTTTATGGTATGAATGAATACCATGATATTAAGTACATTACAGAGGAAGAGAGAGAGATTATTTGGTCTATTTCGAGGACTTACAACTATATTGAAGAGGTTAACCTGGATAAACCTACTAAAAAAGAATATAAGGTTAATGATAATGAGATAAGTCCTTGGGATGATTATAACAATCAAAGCAACACAATAGATCTTATATCAGATGAGTTTAATATTGTAAGAAACACTACTAAGAATTACATCATAAGACGGCATGGAGCTACTTCACCTCACTCAGGATATGTGTATAAAGATAGTGGATGTATGTATCTATTTAGCACAGGAACAAACTATCCTGCTGAGAAGTTATTAAGTCCATTTGCTATCTATGCTCATAAGTATCACTTTGGTAGCTTTAAAGAGGCTGCAAATGACTTATATCACAAAGGCTATGGAACTCGAAGAGTGCCAAAAATTGATATAGAGGATAGACCTACAGTTGACCTTGATAAGTTGACATTTCCTATTGATATATTTCCTGAGAATATTCAACTCTACATCCTTGAGAGTGCTAAAACATTAGGTCTATCTATTGATTACATGGGTAGCTCATTCCTTTGGCTATTATCAGTGATAGTTGGTAACTCATTGAAGCTCGAAGTTAAGACAGGATGGGTTGAGAATGCAACAGTTTGGATCTCATTAGTAGGTAAAGCAGGGATAGGTAAGACTCCAAGCATTAACCAAATGATAAGACCATTGGAGGTGATTAATAATACTCACATAAGACGTTATATCAAGGAATATTCTAAGTGGGTAGAGTATGATAAAAAAGACAAAAAGGATAAGGAGCACTCAGAGGAGGTAAGAAAGCCTAAAAAGACTCAATTTATAGTGAATGACATTACACTTGAGGCATTAGTTGACTTGCATGAAGAAAATAAGAATGCAGTTGGAGTGTTTAAAGATGAGCTTGCAGGATGGTTTAAAGACATGAACAAATATAGGGCAGGTTCTGACCTTGAGTTTTGGCTATCATGTTGGAGTGGTAAAGCTGTGAGTATGAACAGAAAAACAGCCAAGAGTTCATTTGTTGACAAACCACATATACCTGTTTTGGGTGGCATACAGCCAAGTATTTTTGATCAGTTTAATACAGAAGAGAATAAAGAAAATGGATTTACAGATAGGATGTTAATTTCATTTCCGGATTTGTATGTTGATACTTACAATGAAAATGAGATGGATGACCGTATCTTAATTTGGTATGATGAGTATGTTGTTAAGTTTTTTGATACAGTTAAAAGAGAGTGGGTTAAATACAATCAAGAGGATGATATTGAGCCTATTAAGGCAATACTATCTCCAAAGGCTAAGATACAATGGATGAGAATATTCAATAAGATTACTGAGATGCAGAACAGTGATAGTGAGAATGAATATATGAAGTCAATGTTGCCTAAGCAAAAGAGCTATATCCCAAGATTTGCACTCCTTCTAAATGCTTTATGGAGCTATGATATTGAAGAGAATGATGGCTCTTATAGTTTGATAGGTGCAGATGCTATGTTGAAAGCTGAGAAACTGTCTGACTACTTTATTAATATGAGTAAAAAAGTTAAGATTGAATCACAGGATAAAAAGGATATGAAGTATATTATTAAAGCAGACCAAAGCATGAACTCATTTGATAAATTTAAGTCTCTTTATACTCAAAATAAAGACCTTAATCAGTCAAGTGTAGCTGAGATATTGGGAGTATCAAGGCAGACAATTAATAAATATATTAAAAAGATAGAGAATGCTGACCATAACCAATGAAGATAACATGGAGCTCATGGCTCGCTATCCAGATAAGTATTTTGACTTGGCTATTGTAGACCCGCCTTATGGGATAGGAATAAGTTCTAATCCTGTAAGACAAAAACACACTAAAAAAAAATGGGACAATCAAATACCACTTGAAACTTATTTTGATGAACTTTTTAGAGTTTCAAAAAATCAAATAATATGGGGTGGTAATTATTTTGACTTGCCTTCAACACAAGGTTTTTTTATTTGGGACAAAAAACAACCTCACGACTTTAGTTTAGCAATGTGTGAATACGCGTGGTCCTCAATACAAAAACCTGCTAAAATGTGGTCTTTGTCAATTCATAAAGAACAAAACAAAATTCATCCAACACAAAAACCTGTCGAACTATACAAATGGCTTTTAGAAAACAATGCGAAGGAAGGAGATAAGATACTTGACACCCACTTAGGCAGCGGCTCAATAGCAATTGCCTGCCATGACTATGGATTTGATCTCACAGCCTGTGAACTTGATAAGGAGTATTTTGATAAGGCAATGCAAAGGATAACTAATCATACTAATCAATTAAATTTATTTATATGAAACGAATAAACAAAGACAAACTCAATGCTCTAATGATGGAGCAGTTGAAACAGAAGTATCCTAACATGCCAGAGGCATACATCCCTAAGACTGATTGGACAGATAACTCTGCTAATGCCTTGACAAAATGTGTCATTGCATGGATACAGTTCATGGGC